CTGAGTACAAGCGCACGGTTGAGTTGTTGCAGCGGGTTCCGTTCCTCACTGCGATGCCCGATGGACTTGTCCATGCGGTTGAACTGATGAAGCTCCAAGATACTGCGGGTCGATCTCAGTCGCTTGAGTCGGAGAATAAGGCTCTGAAAGAACAGCTCAGTAAGCTCCAGCAGAAGACCGCTATTGGGAAAAGCGTTCCGGCAGGACAACTCAAGACCGAGGAGAAGGATTTCTCGCGTCTATCCATGAAGGAGCAAAGGGATGCGCTCATGCGAGCGTCGAGGGAGTTCGACCGGGAAGGCAACTGATAGCACAACCACAACTCAAATATGCCAGTTACTAATTCAAGCCAACTGACCCTTCAGTTCCAGAACTACTTCAGCAAGGAGCTGCTCTCGATCGTCCAGCAGGAGACGATTCTTGACCAGTTCTCGATGAAGGCCCCGATCCCCAAGAACAATGGTAATCAGGCCATCTCCATGTTCCGCTTCGGTCCTCCGAGCGTCGCTGGAGTTCAGAACCTGACCACGCTTGGTGAGGGTACGTCGATCAGCCCCTCTAACTACCGTCAGCTCCAGCTTTTGCGCTTGAGCAAGACGCTCTCGCAGTACGGTCAGGTGATCGGTTTGACCGACATCCTCCGCGCTACGGACCTGTTCAACTCGCTCCAGCAGGCCACCAAGACCAGCGGTCTGGACATGGCCCTCTGGGTTGACTCGGTGATTCGTAACGTGTTGATCGGTTCCAACCTCACCGCGACCGGTGGTTCCATCGGTAACGGCCCTGAAGGCGGCACCATCGGAGCCCCGACGTTCGATAACACGGACGCTTGTAATACCCCTGCCGGTTCCGGTGGTACCAACGTGTACGGTAACCCCGCCACGCTGACCACTCAGACCTTCTCTGGTCTGAATACCGATACCACCGCGGCGAATGTCACGATGACGGCTTCCGCTGTCCTCGATTCCATGACCCGTCTGAAGCGCAACCGCGCTCCGATGATCAACGGTAGCTACATCCTTGCGACCGACCCCCGCGTTGCTCGTGACTTGATGCGCGATAGCGACTGGTTGAACGCCTCCAACTACGGCAACAAGGGTACCCCGTTCTACAAGGGCGAAGTGGGTTCCATCTACGGTTGCCGCGTGGTCCAACAGACCAACTCGTTTGTCAGCCAGGGCTCTGGCACTCAGGGTGATCAGTTCGTGTATTCCACGGCTGGTGGTGGCGGTCTTACTGCGACCAAAGACATCATCGCTTCGTTCTTCTTGGGTAACGAGGCGTTCGGTATCCCTGCCTTGACCGGTGATGATCCGTTGTCTCCGAAGATCGTGATCACTGATACCCCCGACAAGAGCGATCCGTTGAACCAGCTCGTCACCGTTGGTGTGAAGCTGTACTTCGCTGCTCTGCGTTTGGCCGCTGGCAACACCAGTGGTGCTGCTCCTGCGAACCTGAATCCGAGCTGGTACTTGGTGCATCGTACCAAGACCTCGACCACGCTGTAATATGCGATCCAAGACGGCCACCATCATGGTGATCGCCGTCAGCCCAAAGGGGCATCATCGAGCAATCGGTGGTGCCCCTTCTCATTCCGCTTGCGGATGTGATGAGGCTGACAACAATGCGCCCATGATTTCTATTCCGGTCGAGGCTCTTTCCACCGACATGGAGGATGGCCAACAAGCCATGCCCGAAGTTGGTGATGAAGTTGTCCTAGAGGAAGTTCGCGGTGTTCTCAAGAAGCTCGAAAACGGCGAGGCTTATGTCGAGATCCGCAGTGTGAACGGTATGCCCGCCGAGTACGAATCCAAGAAGGATAAGGGCATGGAGATGGAAGGCCCTATGGACGAGAAGGGTATGCGCGACATGGTCGCCGAGTACGACAGCGAGATGGAATCCTGATATGCCGATCTACACCTTCGAGAGCAATGGCAAGTCCATCGAGCATATCGCTCCGATGGGTACTGATTCCATTGTCCTTGATGGCAAGCGTTGGAGCAGACAGCCGGTGGCCCGCTTTGGGGTCACCGGTTTTGCCCGCGAGGCCGAACTCAAGGACCATGTGAAGAAGGGATTTAGCCGGATGGAAGACCGGCAGGGCTCCCGCTTTGAAAGCACTTTCAGCAAGAATCAAATTCGCAAGATCTGGGATATATGAGCGCAAATTCAAATCTGGCCACCGAGTATTCGATGGGTAACGGCGGGTTCCAGCTCGTCCTCGTTACCACGTTGACCACTGGCCCATTCGTTGCGGTCACCACGATTGCTCCGACTACCTTCACCTCGATCACCGGCAAGAACATCAGCGGCAGTTGGTCGTCGGCCACTATCCCCGCTGGTATCACGCTTCCTGGACCGATCGACAGCTTCCAGATTTCGAGTGGTCAGGTGGTCGCTTTCAATGGAGTGATCAACTCTTAAGCCGTGACACTCGCTCTCGGAACAAGATTAACGTCCAGCGGATCCGGTGGGAATGTCACCCCGATCGATCCGCCTATCTTGCGCCGGGATCTTTTGCAGGAGGATGATTTCTTCGTCCTTCTGGAGGATGGGGACAAGATTGTCATTACGTTCGGAACCTATGACAAGATAGCCCTCGAAGACGGCACAGACCTGCTACTGACCGAAGATTCAAACAAGTTCATACTAACAGTCTACTGATATGCCAGATACGAAAATCACAGCCTTAACGGCGATTGGAGCCAATCCGATCATCCCATCAACCTTCCCCATCCCGATGGTCGATCTTACCGACACATCGATGGCGGCGAGCGGCACCACGAAGAAGGTGACCGTGAACCAGATCCTCGGCGCAGGCGGCACCGCCACCCTCGCCTCCGCCACCATCACCGGCGACCTGACGGTGGATACCTCGACGCTGAAGGTGGACAGCGCGAACAATCGGGTGGGTATTGGGACGGCGAGTCCGACTGCTGGAATGGCTTTGGATATTGTCAGCGCGACGAGCAACAACTTTGTTCGTTTCACTGATGGAGTAAACGCGACTGGTTATCTTGGAATTAGAGCGGCAAGTGGTGCTGCTTACCTCCATGGCAACAACAATGTCGTCAGTCTTAGCTGCTCGACATCGAACACGACTCCAACTGAACAGTTGCGTATTACGAACCCCGGTGTTTTCGAGTTCCTCGACGGCGCAGGCGGCACTCGGATGACCCTGAACTCCACGGGGCTGTTGGTTGGCGCGACTGCGACTTCTTACGGTGCTGCTGGCCGTGGATTGGTTCTCGCAGGTGGTAGCTCTAGCGCAATGTTTGGGATGCGCGTTGGAAGCACCGACACCGGATATCTGTACGCTGATGCCACAAAGGTTGAAGTTGGGTATCTTGGAGTTCCGTTGCTATTCAATAACGGCGCTGTTCGGATGACTTTGGACACCTCCGGCAACGTCGGCATCGGGGTTACGCCGAGTGCGTGGGGGACGTATAAAGCACTTGAGATTGGAACCATTGGAACCGGAATGGCGGGTCAGGGTTACGAAACGCACCTTCTTGCTAATTGCTACTACAACGCTGGATGGAAGTATGCTCGCACCGAACGTGCTGCACGGTTTGCTGTCGGAGAAGGACTTAATGACTTCCGGTGGTTCACCGCCCCCTCCGGCACCGCTGGCAACGCCATCACCTTCACCCAAGCGATGACGCTCGACGCGAGCGGGAATCTGTTGGTGGGGACGACTAATGCCGCTTCCAATAATGGAATTGGACTCAAGGCGTCGTACAGCGCAACCGCTCCTTATTATGCGACTGTTGGAAGCTCAAACGCTTCTAATGCCTACTCATACTTGCTTTATTCGACCACTGATGCTGCGTTCAAGTTTTACGTCAGCTACAGCGGAACCGTGTCGGCAACGAACGGAACAATCTCTGCAATCTCCGATGCTCGACTGAAGGAAAACGTCCAAGACATCGACGTTGGACTGGGAGCGATTCTCGCACTTAAGCCGCGCAAGTTCGACTGGAAAGCCGGTAAGGGCAAGGACATCAAAGGCGATAGAGGATTCATCGCTCAGGAGTTTGAAACGGTCTTCCCGAATCTTGTGGACGAGTGGAAGGACGCTGCTCCCGAAGGCGAAGCTCCCTACAAGTCCGTTCGCCAAGACCTCATTCCTGTGTTGGTGAAAGCCATTCAGGAACTCACCGCCCGTGTTGAAGCTCTGGAAGCCTAATCCATACCACCATGAACATCTCTTGGATCATCGAACGCCTGTTGGTCAAGCCGACCGAAGGCTCGCTCACCGATGTCGTCATCACCGCCGACTGGCGATGCAACGGCACCGAAACCACCGGCACCGGCGACGACGAGAAGACCTACAGCGGAACCTGCTACGGCTCGTCCTCGTTCGCTCCGCCGACCGGCTCGTTCACGCCGTATCCTGACCTCACGCAGGATCAGGTGCTTGGCTGGTGCTACGCCAACGGAGTCGATCAGGCGGCCATCGAAGCGAACGTCACGCAGCAGATCAACGACCAGATCAACCCTCCGGTCATCGCTCCGCCGCTGCCGTGGTTGCCTCCTGTGATGATCGTGCCTCCGATGCTGCCTCAGGTTGAGCCGGTTTTGGTTGCGGATCAGCCTGTGTCTGCCGACACTGCGGCCTGACATGGAAATCACGATCAAACTCACTCCCCAGCAATTCAACCAGCTCTATGAGCTGCTGGTCATTGGCATGAAGGCCGGCAACGTCAACAACATGAAGGTCGGCCTGCCGCTGGTGGACATCCTCGAAGCCGCTGCCGCACAACATAAGCCCGAGTAACCATGGACGCGACCAACCACACAGGAACCAACGGCCCGATCATCTCACTTGCAGCCGCTGCCGGTGCTACGGCGGCATCGTTCATCCCGGTGCTGACCGATTGGGTCAGACTGGCGACTGCTGTGGTTGGTCTGATCTGTGCGCTCTACGGCGCCTACAAGCTCTTCTTCAAGAAATGAAAAACACCAAGACCACGCTTGCCGGTATCGGCGCCATTCTCGTTGCCATCGGCGGCGCTCTGAAGGCTCTTTTCGACGGCGATCCTTCGACCAACATCGACTTGGCCTCGACCATTGCCGCGGCGACTGCCGGATTCGGCCTGATCATGGCCAAGGACGCCGAGAAGAAGGCTGAGTGAACTGGATCTACCAGATCCTGAAGGCCCTGCTCGATTGGCTGCGGGAAACACCACCCACCGATATCCAACATGGAAAAGCACCCGAGGCTCTCAAAGACGATCTGGCTGGTCGCATTACTGGACTGCCTCGGATGCCAGATGACGAAGGTGGTCCTGGTCCCTTCCGGTGATCCCGTGATGCTCGCGAAGCCTGTGAAGGCCAGCGTGTACGGATTCGATTCAAACAAGAAGCTGGTGGGGCCGTCCACGGTGACGCTGCCGGCTGGTTGGTACGCACTACCGAAGAACTGATATGGGAACTCCACTCACAGGCAGTAGCGTCGCATCGACATACACTGGCCTACTAAAAAGC